GCATTAAAATATGATGCAGAGATCAATGCTATAAATGAGGCAAGAAGTAACTCAGTTTTAGACAACTTCAAACAACTTCAAGGTGCTACTAACTAACCATCATGGCAACTAACACAACAAACTCTTTTACCAATCACACTGGTAATAATACAGCTGGTCCTTTTTCTATATCTTTTGATTACTTAGCTGAGTCAGAAGTAGTAGTAACTGTTGGTGGAGTAACTAAAACTCAAACAACTCATTATACCTTCCCTAGTGCAACAACTATATCGTTTACCTCTGGTAATCATCCGGCTAATGGTGCAGCAATTAAATTCCAACGTAATACAAGTGTTAGTAGTAAGAAGGTAGATTTCCAAGATGGAAGTGTTCTTACTGAAGCAGACTTAGATACCAATAGTAATCAACTTCTATATAGCTTCCAAGAGTTCTTAGATGAAGGACAAATTACTGAAGCTGATTTATTAGATGAAGATAATATGGCGAGTAACTCAGCTACAAAAGCTGCTACTCAACAGTCAATTAAAGCTTATGTAGATGCTAATGCTACGAATACAACTTATGGAATTTCTTGTGTTGATGGAGATAACACAGATGAAGAAAAGATTCGTCTAACAGCAGGTGGTAGCGGCTCAGGTACAGATGATGTTGTTTTAGAAGCTGGTACAGGTTTAAGCATTGCCAGAGCAGACGATAAGATTACCTTTACAAATACGGTTACAGATACTACTTACAATGTAACTTCTGCAAGTGCTGCTGGATTAGCCCCTCAACTACTAGGGACTCCTGCAGGTAAGTTCCTCAAAGCAGATGGATCTTGGGAAGTACCACCAGATACAAATACTACTTACGGTCTATTTGCTGGTACAACTGCTGGACTAGTCCCTACGTCAACAAGTGATGATGATACTAAATTTTTAAGAGCAGATGGTACATGGGTAGTTCCTACTGATACCAATACAGACACACAGTTAACCACTGAAGAAGTTCAGGATATTGCTGGCCCGTTAGTAGCTACTGGTGGTACTAAAACAGGTATCTCAGTAACTTACGACGATACCAACGGTAATATGGATTTCGTTGTAGCTGATCAGACCCCAGAGGGTACAGCAATACTTTCAACAAGTGAAACAGGTGGTACTAAATTTCTAAGAGAAGATGGTGACGGTACTTGTTCTTGGCAAACAGTATCTGCTAGTGGCGGTGTGTCAGATGGAGATAAAGGTGATATTACAGTCTCTAGTTCTGGTGCTACTTGGACTATTGATAATAATGCAGTTACTACAGGAAAGATAGCTTCTGGTGCAGTCAGTTTAGCCAAGATGGCTGATAATTCTGTTGATTCAAATCAATACGTTGATGGATCTATTTTAAACGTTCATATAGCTAATGGAACTATCACAGGCGCCAAGATCGACAGTGGTACGATAGATCTTGGTAAATTATCAGCTACTGGTATTGATAATGCTAAATTTTTACGTGGTGATAATACTTGGCAAACTGTTTCTAGTGGCGGTTTAAGTAATGTTGTAGAAGACACCTCTCCTCAGTTAGGTGGAAACTTAGATGTTCAAGCTAGTGAGATTACTACAAGCACAACTAACGGTGATATTGTTCTTAATCCCAACGGTGAATTTGGTGTAGTCAAAATCAAAGGTGATAGTACTAATAGTATTGATGGAACACTAGAACTTGCGTGTTCAACAGGCTCTCATGGCGTAAAAATTAAATCACCACCTCATAGTGCAGCCCAAAACTATACGTTGACTTTGCCATCCAGTATTGTAAATGGTGCTTTCTTAAAAACAGATTCTAATGGTGGCTTAAGTTTCGCAACCCCTACAGATACCAACACACAATTATCTAACGCAGAAGTTAGAACTGCTGTAGAAGCAGCTTCTGATAGCAATGTATTTACTGATGATGATCACAGTAAATTAAACGGTATAGCCCCTAGTGCAAATAACTACTCTCACCCTAATCATTCTGGTGACGTAACTTCATCTGCAGATGGTGCTACAACTATTGCTAATGATGCAGTTACTACAGCAAAGATAGCTGACGATGCAGTTACAGCAGACAAGCTAGCTAACTCCATCAATACAGAGATCGCAGCTAATACAGCTAAAACTACGAACGCTACTCATACAGGTGAAGTAACAGGATCAACTGCTTTAACTATTGCTGATAATGCAGTCACTCTTGCCAAGATGGCAGGTCTTGCTAGAGGTAAGATTATCTATGGTGATGCATCTGGAGATCCAGCTGCTTTAGCTCCAGGTAGTGCTAATCAAGTACTTACATCTGATGGAACTGATATATCTTGGGCTGCTGCTTCTGGAGGAGGAGGAGGCGGTATCACATCTGATTCACAAGGAAACACAGTAGGGGGTACAAATGCAGGGGATAGCTTTTCAGGTACGGATGCGTTAGGTAATACCCTTATCGGTAAAAATGCAGGTACAGCTATCACTACAGGTGATTATAATTCGGCGATTGGAGCAGATGCGTTAAAAGCTTGCTCTGAAGGTCTTAACAATGTAGGTATTGGCTTTGAAGCTGGACAATCTCTTACTACTGGGGGAAGGAATTTCGCAATTGGAACTAATGCCTTGAATTCATGTACCACAGCCGAGGATAACGTTGCTATTGGTTTTGAAGCTGGTAAATCTATAACTACTCAAGGTTATTCAACATTTGTAGGCGCCAAAGCTGGTAAAGCTAACACAACATGGAATGGGACTGCTTTAGGCTATGAAGCTTTAACAAATAACACTACGGGTTCATCAAATGTTGGATGTGGCTTTGAATCTTTAAAAATGAATACTACGGGTAATTATAACTGTGGAGTAGGATATCAAGCATTAAGGAATCAATCAACGGGACATAATAATACCGGTATTGGATATCAAGCTGGTAAAGATATTAGTACTGGAGAGAATAATACAGTAATTGGTTATCAGGCAACAGCTAGTGCTAATGATGTTGACAATGAAATAACTTTAGGTAATAGCTCAATAGCAACCTTACGTTGTCAAGTAACTAGTATTACTTCACTTTCTGACAGGAGAGATAAGACAGATATTAATACTTTAGATCTAGGATTAGACTTCATTAATTCTCTTAAACCAGTCAAGTTTAAATGGGATTCAAGAGAAGGAATAGGAAAAGATGGAACTTATGAAGCAGGATTTATTGCACAAGATTTTCAACAAGTACAAAAAGATAATGATGCTGATTATCTAAAGTTAGTCTTAGATAGTAATCCAGATAAGCTTGAAGCCGCGCCTGGCAAATTAATCCCTATTCTTGTAAAAGCAATACAAGAGCTTAAGATGGAGGTTGAAACTCTTAAAAACAATGGCTGAACGTACAACAGAAGAGGTGGCAAAAATCTTCACTAATGCTGGAGATTCTGTCACAGAAATAAATAGACTTGCTGCTCTTTCTTCTTTAACAGATGATCAAAAAGACGAGATGAAACGCAACGTAAGACACCTTGAAATTATCAAGGCTTATAAAAAAGAAGATGGTACTACTTCTATCTGGACAACAGAAAACTTTACAGATCAAGATGCTGCAGTAACATTAGGCAAAACTAAATACTAGTTTCATGCCCAGCCCAGAACAAAAGCGTGATGAAATTCAATCACGCTATGATACTAACGTTGCTACATACAACGGTAAACAACAACAGATAAATACTCTGCAAGCAGAAATTAGAAAGCTTGAACCACTTCTTCTTGAAGATAATGGTGCTCTTAAAGTACTTAATGAACTTCTAGCTTCAGAGGAAGATGATACGCAAGATTCTTGATGGAATAGCTGTTGTAGCTTTCCTTCTGTCAGCTTCTATAGCTGGTGGAGCTTATTTTGGTTATAAATATATAACCAGTCCTCAGTTTGAAATAAAGGTAAAAAACAAACTGATGGGTGAGTTGAAAAAATCTATGCCAAAGGCAATAGAAAAACAACTTCCAAAGACAACAGGAATAGGGTTACCGTTATGAGTAAGAATGACGGACGTGTAACCTTTGCTCCTTTGCATTCTTTTGATCACACTTGTTTAAAAAAACTAGCAGCGGTAAAAGGTGAAACACTTTCTACTGTTACTGCTTATGCAGTTAACCAATGGCTGATAGAGAATTACGAAAAACATTTTAATTATCATGTTTAAATCTAGTTCTCAACTACTATCTGTTGTTTTAGGTTTTGGCCTTATTGGTAGCAATTTTTTTAGTTTGATGATTCTTGCTCGTAAAGATTCAGGTGTTCCTAATATTGCTAACTTACCTAATACACCGTATTCATCTATTCAAATTAAAAGTGAAAAAGAAGGTAATAAACATAACTGGACTCTTGCAACAAAACAGCATGATCCAAAAACATTAACTGAATGGAAGATTGAAGAAAGACCTGGATTTAAAGGTAAAACTAATACACATATACATAAAGAATCAGTAGCTTATTCAACTCCTGTTATTCAATATGAAGACAAAGGACTAACAGCAAAACAAATTGAGTGCATCAAGAAAAGAGCTCAAGGTGAAAGTAATGGAGAGATGGTAGGAACATTAGGAGCTGCACAAGTAACCCCTGCGATTACAGGTGTTCCTGTTATTGGTCCTGTCATAGCTGGTATTTTCTTTGGTCAAGCTAGAAGACAAGCAAGCAAAGCTGGTGGTGCAATAGCAGCTGATTGGAATGATTGCTAATGAAATTTATTTTTAACGCTATAGGATCTTTATTTGTTTATAAAAGTCCTGATCCGTTAGACGGATTTTATTTCTTTTATCCTTCTTTCTTAAGAGAAAAATCTAACAGAGAATTGAGGAAATTAGCTGGAACTACTACTCATCACAGTAAAACCATATTGATAAACATGATCATTGATGATCAATGCCAAAGATAAAAATACCGGAAATAAAGATACCAACCGTTGATATTCCTGAAGCTCCTTTCTTTACTCAATATTCATTAACTGGAAATGTACCAGGATGTAATCCATACCATAGAGATTTAGAGACTTCACGTAATCCATCTTTGCTATGGGCTGACCCAAATGGGGTCTCTAGCAACTGCCCAGAAGGTCAAATACCATCATTTAATCCTATGAGGTATAACGATCATCAAATACCATATGTAACACCTAAATCAACAGAGACAAAAGAACCACCTCAACAAATAAAAATACCTCCACCACCTAAACAAAAGAAAAAAGAAGAAGAGTTTTTTATCGAATGCCCTGGTCCTAATGACCAAAGAATAGGAGATTTTCGTAACGATAAGAAGCTAGAACGTATTAGCGGACATAAGCTTTCGGAAGATGGCAAAATCTGTATTACTCTCTATGAAAACACTAACTTCCGAGACCAATACATTCCCTCTATACCTGCTGTTACCAACGCTGCTGCTATTGCTTTGGTTGCCGCTAGTACTCCGATATTACTTAATATCGTCAAACCTATTGTGAAGAATCTGGTGAAGAAATTAACTGGGAAGAAGAAGAAAGAGGATGACGATGAGGTAAAACCTGATTAGGTATAGTTGTTAAAACCACATTCTTACAAGTAATAGCATCTTCTCCTACATATTTAACTCCTAATTTCATTTGCTCTGCACATATTTTTAATCTGGCTAAATTTGCTTCTAATTGACTTTTTTGTAATACAAATTCCTGTGTTTTTCGATGTGCTTTTGCAGCGGCTAAACACTCTTCATTAAAACTTTTTCCTAACGGAATTTGAAAACTAAGTGTTGCTCCATAATTAAGATTGTAAGTATTTTGTTGTAATCTTTCCTGTTCTGCTACATATAAAATCTCACCTGGATTAATTAAATTACCATCATCATCTTCTCTTGTATCATATATATTTGTTCTGCTAGTTGTGCTTCTAGGTAAAGAAAAATTCTCACCCTGAGTAATAAAAGGTGTGAACGCTAATGTAGGTAATTGGCATTGTATTCCATTGCTATACCTATGAGTTGGAAAGTTCCCATTTATCGTTTGATACCCGTTATTAATAACCGTTCCACTACTAGATGCACTAGGAGAACTGATAGTATTATTAGCAAAAGCTGGAGCATTAATTAATACTAATGAGAGAAAATACTTAAGGAAGTTGTATTTGTTTCTGTGTTGATTTCTCTTTGTACCGTTGAAACTGCATCTAGTCCAGGTGCAAGAAAGCTTTCTGTCAAACTGAAACTTTCTCCTGAATTGACAACTCCCCATTCTGGTTTGTTGTCTATATCTGGTGTAACCCATCTAAAGGAAACTCCTCCAACTGTTTGGGTGTCTGTGTAAATAGCATCAGGTGTAATTGATTCTGCATTTGTAATTTGTACGTTATGACCGGATACTGAGTAGCTATAGCCTGATCTGAAGTTCTGAGTAACCACTGTTTCAACAATAGTTTGAACAGATCTAGAAGTACTTTCCATCTGACCTGTTGTAAAGCGGGGAGTAATACTTCCAGCCTTTACATAGCTAGGACAGACAAGAACTAATAAGAATAACCATCTCATCAGTCAATCTCTAACGACATTGTGCTCTGCATTGTTGCTGTAGTACCGGCTCCCATATCACTTAAAGAAACAGTCATTGCTTGATCACTAGCAAGACTCATGGTTACGCTCCCTGGATCACCTCCAGAAACACTTACAGTATCTCCAAAGATAGGTAAAGCAGTTACCACACCGTTAGTCACTGTTCCTGCAAGAAGACTTGGTACAGCGTCAGCTTCTAAGTAAGATTCCGAGACGCTAAAGCTATCTCCAGCAGTCGTTACAGAAAAAGACGTGTCATAAGAAACTGTAGGAACACCGTTAGTAATTCCTGCATCTGCTAAATCCAAACTTCCAATAGCTCCACTAACTGTATTTGCTGCAGGAGTTACATTAGAACCTGAAACACTGATGGTTGATCCCACCCTATTTGCTGTTGAACTAGCTCCTACGGTGCTAACTGATACAACAGATTGTAAAGTGTGAGTTATATCTGCTTTAGCAGCAGGTGCTAACAGAAATAAAAAGATTAATAACTTCATATTGACTGATTTGGAACTTTTGGTGCTGGAACAGGTTTTACAACTTCTGCTCCATTAATAGTTAAAGGAGTTTGTACTCTAATGATTTGTTCATTTCCTGCTGTATTATTTTTTGCAATCATTTTTTCTATATCTTCCTTGCTAACACCATTTCCACCCTTTTTAGAAGCGGCTTGGACACCAAAAGTCGTCAATGTTGATGTAAAAATCGAAGCAATAAATGTTGGATCAAATGTTTGTTTAGGAAAGCCTGGCAAATCTATGTACGCCAAAGTTAGGCAAAAACCGGACCAACAGACAATTCCCAAACGCACTGCTACACCTATGATCTGGATCTGTTCTTCTTTATCAGGAGTAATATCTTGAAGTTTATTGAAGACACCTTTTTTCTTTTCTTTTTCTGGTTTTACAGAAGTAGGAACTTTTTTGTCATCCATAGATAAAAAGTACTGGGCAGTACTAGAATAATAGTAAACCTATAAAAATGGTAGAAGTCATTGCTGCTACTGCTGGTGCTCTTTTAACAGCCTGTTTCGTCAGCGTTGGTAGTGTCTCCTTAAGAAACAGACAACAACGT